GTTATGTGGTCAAGTATTTTTACACTATAATCATGCAAATGGACGCTTTGCAAAGTCTAATTTGTATGATAAAAGACCCCTATTGGGTATACCCAAAACTCGTTGATTCACAACGCACTTTAATATAATCTGAAAAACATATGTTACAAAAAGTTAGATTTGCACCTGGATTCAATAAACAAGTTACCGCAACTGGAGGCGAAAGCCAATGGGTTGGAGGTGACAATGTTAGATTTAGATATGAAACGCCAGAAAAAATAGGTGGTTGGGCACAACTAGGTTCGGTTGATATTACAGGACGTAATACAGCTATTCATCACTTTATTAATACAGCAGGTATTAAGTATGCAGCATTAGGTACAAATAGACTTTTATATGTTTATTCAGGCGGTATTTTTTATGATATTAGTCCTATTAAATCTACAACAACATTAACCAGTGCTTTCTCTACAACTAATGGATCTGCAGTTGTAACAATAACTTTTGCATCAGCACACAATATAAATAAATTTGATATTATTTTATTAGATAATTTTACATCTATTACAAACTCTAATTTTAACTCTGCTAATTTTGATAACAACAAATTTCAAGTTACATCTATTCCTACAGATACAACATTAACTATAACACTAGCTTCTAATGAAAGTGGATCGGGAGCGTCTACATCAGGTGGCATTAGAGTACAACATTATTTTCCAGTAGGTCCAGCAGCAGAAGTTGCATCAACAGGTTGGGGACTAGGACCTTGGAGTGGTTTTAAAGCAGGACAATTTACATCAACATTATCATCAAGTATTAACGCCTCAGTTACAAGTTTAACAATGGCCAGTTCTTCTTCTTTTGGATCATCGGGAACTATACTAATTGACAGTGAACTTATTAGTTACACTGGAAACAGTGGTGGTACTTTATCTGGATTAACTAGAGGAGCTTTAGGAACTACAGCAGCCTCTCATTCATCAGGAGCAACAGTAACCGATGCATCTGAATTTTTTGCATGGAACGCTGCAGCATCAGGAGATGTTGTTACAGATCCTGGTTTATGGACATTAGATAATTTTGGTAACACTTTACTTGCTTCTATATTTAATGGACAAACTTTTTCTTGGAATTCTAATGCATCAAATGCAACAAACACTAGAGCAACTATTGTAACAGGAGCACCTACAGCTTCTAGAAGTATGATTATATCTGCACCCGATAGACACTTAGTGTTTTTTGGTACAGAAACAACTATTGGCACTGCTTCAACACAAGACGAAATGTTTATAAGATTTTCAAATCAAGAAGATATTAATACGTACACACCTACAGCAACTAACACAGCAGGCACACAAAGGCTTTCTGATGGATCAAGAATTGTAGGAGCTATTAGAGGTCGAGACGTTACTTACATTTGGACAGACACAGCGTTGTTTATTATGAAATTTGTTGGTGCACCTTTTACTTTCTCATTTCAACAAGTTGGCACTAATTGTGGATTAATTGGTCCTCATGCAGCTGTTGAAGTTGATGGTTCTGCATATTGGATGTCAGAAAATGGTTTTTTTAGATATACAGGTAAACTAGAATCTTTATCATGTTTAGTTGAAGATCATGTTTATGATGATATAAATTTAATACCAAAACAACATATCAATGCAGGACTAAATAATTTGTTTGGTGAAGTTATGTGGTTTTATCCTAACGCAGGATCAGGAACAGTGAACAGAATGGTTTGTTATAACTATATAGATTCTACACCTGAAAGACCTGTGTGGACTACAGGAACATTAGCTAGAACTTCTTGGCAAGATTCTGCCATATTTGGCAAACCTCATGCAACAGAATATAATGCTGATGGTACAACACCTGCAACAAGTAAAGATCATGTTATTGGATGCACGGATGGTACATCAACATACTTTGAACATGAGACAGGATTAAATCAAATTAAAGAAGGTGCAACAACTGCTATTGCAGCTAGTATTGAATCAGGAGATTTTGATATAGGTCAACAAGGGTTAGAAGGCGATGGTGAGTTTATGATGAAAATAAGAAGAGTTATACCAGATTTTTTATCACAAACAGGAGATGCAGTAATAACTTTAAATTTAAGAGACTTTCCAAACGAAACACAAGCTAGTTCTTCATTAGGTCCCTTTACTGTAACATCAGGAACTAAAAAAATAGATACACGTGCAAGAGCTAGATCTATATCTTTAAAAGTAGCTAACACAAGTACAAGTCAATTCTGGAGATTAGGTACATTTAGATTAGATATACAACCGGATGGTAGAAGATAATGGGAATAACTAAAACAAAAAAAGCAAAAAAATTATTAGAAAAAAAAGCACCTAAAGGTGAACAGTTAGCATACATTAATGACAAAGAAGCTAGGCTTTTAAAAATATTAGGTGGCGCAGGTGTAAATATAAAAGGCACAGGGATTAAAAGTTATTTTGATGATTCGGGAGATGATTATGGCGGTTATGATAGTGGTCCTAGTGGTCCTAGTGGTCCTAGTGGTCCTAGTGGTCCCGATGGTCCTAGTGGTGATAATTTTGATTATGAATACGTTGCTTACAATCCACCAGCACCGGCGCCAACACCGACTGTATCTGTATTTAATGATGATCCTTTTCAAGATACAAACCCAGCAGGTTTATCAGATCCACCAGGAACTTTTACGGACTCTTCACCCAACATTGTAGATGAAGTGGCTTTAACTGGTAACATTCCAACTACTAAATCTGTATTTGATGACGACCCTTTTCAAAATACAAACCCAGCAGGTTTATCAGATACGGGAGAATCTTTATATGTAGATAGTATAAATGATCCTTTTCGTACAGTTGGAATAAATAATGTAATTCCAAGTTTTAATCCAGTATATGATATTGCACCGCCACCCACTAATGTAGCACCTAAAGGTTTTTTTGGTACCATAGGTGATATAACAAAAAAAGGCCTTGGCCTTGGATTAGATGCTTATTTAAATCTTCAAACAGGTGGTAAATATGGTAAATTAAAAAGCACCGTTAAGGCAGCAAAATTTATAGATAAAAAATTTAATCAAGGTAAAGGTGAAAAAGCGTTTACAACAGCGCTTACAAACACGTCTAAAGGACCAGGCAGCAAGAATCCAGGTACAGGGTTTGATGATAATGATGGAGGTGGTAGTAATAATAATGTAATAGCTAAAAATGTAGTAGCATCTAACATAAAAAAATATAGTCCTACACAAATTAACAGTTTACAAAACAATATATCATTATTAGAATCTGTATTAAATAGAGGTAGTTATCAAGGCACTCGTCTTAATAGTTCACAGTTGTCACAAGTTAATAATCAACGTAATTCATTAATAGAAGAGTATAATAGAATACAGGAGTTTTTAGTATAATGGCTAGAATAATACAATCTTTAACACAACCGGGACAAAAATATGATGAACAGTTATCTCAATCATTTGTTAGGGATGTTGATAGTATAGTCAATAAATTAAACTCAACATATCAACAAGACTTAAAGGATGAGATAGAAGCATTTAACTTCTTTATAAATTAATGGCAAATTCTTTTAGAAATAAAAAAGTAGATTTAACTACAACAAGTGTAACAACTTTATACACTGTGCCTTCTGCTACAACAGGGGTAATTAAATCAATTTTAGTGTCTGAAGACTCTGGTAATGCTGATACCATAACAGTCACGATTACAGACACAAGTGATAATGTATTTAGTTTATTTAAAACTAAATCTATATCAGCAAATGCAACAGCAGAACTACTCACAGCACCTTTAATTTTAGAAGAAAGTGAGGTTCTAAAAGTAACTGCAGCAACAGCAAATAGACTACATGTGGTGGTTTCTGTCCTAGAAATTAAACCTAGGGAAGTTACAACATAGTCTTGATTTACTAGGAGAAACCTAGTAAAGTGAGCAACACTCAGGTGAAATTCCTGCCTTAAAAATACAATAACTAAATAAAAAATTATGGCTATAAATAGAGCATTAATGAACAGACAAATGTATAATATGGGAGGTCCTTCTTTACAAGCAGGTGCACCTGATATTACTCTTACAGGCGACATGAGACCCACATACAGCGCAATGAGAAAACAAAGAATGGCTTACGGTGGTATTGCAGGAGCTGACGGTAGAAAAAATTATGGCATAGGTTCTTTCTTTCAAGAAAAAATTATGGACCCCATTAAAAACAATCCAGTTACATCTGCAGTTATAGGTGGTGGTTTGTTAAATCAATTTGGTCTTCCAGATTTTGTAACAGATAATATAGATTATTTTTCAGATAACGCAGGACAAAACTTTTTAGGAGATTTATTATCTAAAGCAGTTCCTGGCAACACAGATTTTAATACTGTTATAGGAGATGGAACTGATTTCTTTGGACAACTTACAGGACCTGGCGGTGGAGACCCAAATGATATAGGTGCATTTATTGGTGATCAAACTGGTTATACAGGTATACAAAAGCTAGGAGAACTTTACCAATCAGCGACTGATCCAACACAAAAAAGTTTTTTAAAATCTCTTTATGATAGCACTCTAGGAAAAGTAACTGGAGCACT